TTTATAGATCTCTCAACGTTCCAGTAAGCAGATTAGAACAAGAAAATACTGGATTTAATCTTGGTAGATCTTCTGAAATTACAAGAGAAGAAGTAAAATTTGCTAAGTTTATTTCTAGACTTTAGAAGAAAGTTCTCTACACTCTTCTTGAGTTTATTAGAAAAACAACTCGTTCTCAAAGGCATTATGACAATTGAAGAATGGAAAGCATATTCTAAAGTTATAACTTTTGATTTTGCTAATGATGGTTTCTTTAAAGAACTTAAAGATAATGAAATAGCAGTAGCAAGAATTGATACTTACAATGCTATAGCTCCTCTTATTGGAAAATATTATTCTCATAGTTGGGTAAGAAAGAATATCTTACAACAAACTAAAGAAGATATTGATATGATGAATCAAGAAATAGTAGCAGAACAATCAGATCCAATATTAAATCCACCCATGATGGATGATGGATCTGGTAATCTTGTTCCTAATCCAAACTCAACACAAAACGTGCAAACCGCTAGCAATGCCGGCGGTGATTCAAGTAAGCTGACACAAGCTACAAATACCTATCAGCGTTTGATAAATAAAGATAATAAATCATTAGAAGATCAAGCTAAACTTAAATCTGCTTCTCAAATTATAGCTAAAAGTGGTGATCCACGAGCAAAGCAAATATTACAGAAGTATAATACTGGAGTTAAATTATGACAGAAAATGATGAAATTTTAAAGAATATGATTAATCATGCAGTGCTTGAAAAGCCTATTGACTTTCAAAGTGCATTTAATTCCGCCATTTCTGATAGAATAAATGATTCTATAAATAATAAAAAAATAGAAATAGCTCAGAGTCTTTTCAGAGCTGAAGAACCGGAATCCGAAGAAGAATATTCTGAAGTCGAAGATTCTGAAGAGACTCAAGAAGATACAGAGGAAACACAGGATCATGGCGAAGAATCTTAGAGATATAGTAAGTAAAAATGCTGGTAGAAATGTTCCTAAGGGCGAAGATGATTTTCTTGCCACACACACTTATGATGATCAAGGTGATGTAAATAAAAATAAGAATGTTTTTAAAGCAGATAATGTTAAACCAGAAGCTAAATCACAAAAATCTGATCCTGGTAAAAGACATGGCTATCGCAGCATAGAAGCCGCAGCTGCAGCATATGAAGAAACAGATCTAGAAGAAAAAGCTAACGACACAAAAAAGAAGAGTCGTTTGGGTTCTGAAGATGATAGAAATGTAGACGCAAAAGATTATGGTTATTCAAGTGGTGCTGCTCCTGCTGTCAGCGAAGCAAAATGCAATATGACTGCAGAAAATGTTAATTGCCCAGTACATGGACTTAAAGAATGTTGGAAAGAAGATACATTCTATCATGGTAAAGAACTTGGTGAAAGAGAAATGTCTGATGCTGAAATGAAAAAGCGTGAAGACATTGTAAAGGGTATGAAGAAAAATATTGCAGGATTTAAGCAAAGATATGGTGAAAGAGCAAAATCAGTAATGTATGCTACTGCGACTAAAAGGGCTATGTCATGATTCTTGTAAAAGCTCTTTCAAATACAGTAAGCATTGGTTCAGCTAATACAGTTTCTGATGCTAAGTTAGTTATGATTAGTAATCCAGGTGCTCATGGTAACGTTGCTATTCAGTATGCAAATGGTACACAATATGCAAGCGTTCCTGTTGGTAACACATTTCCGGTAATCATAGAAAAATCTACTACAGATCTATTAGTTGGCACTAATATGTTTGCAGTTGAAGTAGCTTATAGGAACTAAAATGAAACTCATAGCAGAACAAATAGTAGATGTAGAATATATTTCTGAAGCTAAAGAAAATGGCGAAAAAGAACATTTCGTTAAAGGCATTTTCTTACAAGCTGAACAAAAAAATCGTAATGGTAGAATTTATAGAAAACCAATTCTAGAAAAAGAGTTGGAAAGATATATTAGAGAAAATGTAAACAACAATAGAGCATATGGTGAACTTGGTCACCCACAAGGCCCATCAATTAATCTTGACAGAGTTTCACATATGATCACAGAATTAAAGTGGTCAGGCAATGATGTATATGGTAAAGCTAAGATTACAGAAACACCAATGGGTAATATTGTTAAAGGGCTTTTAAAGTCAGGCGCAAATTTAGGTGTTTCATCAAGAGGTATGGGATCTCTAGTAGAAAAGAATGGTGTGATGGAAGTACAAGATGATTTCCATCTTGCAACAGCTGCAGATATAGTTGCAGATCCTTCTGCTCCAAATGCGTTTGTTCATGGAATCATGGAAAACGTAGACTGGGTTTATGATGAAAGAAATGGCATTTGGGTTCAAGAAGCAGCAGAAAAGATTAAGACATCATTAAAGAAGATGACTATGGATGAAATAGAAGCAAACAAGTTTGCTGTATTCGAAAGCTTCATTAACAGCATTTCTAGAAAACCTATCTAAACGAGATAATTATATAAATAATTATTAAAAATACTAAGGAGATCCTTAAAATGAGTAAAGAACTAGAAAATAAAGAAATTGAAGTAGCAGAAAGCGTTGAAGCAATTGATGAAGCTTCAACTGCTGCTGATACTTTAAAGCCTAATTCACAACCAGCTTCAGATCCAAAATCACGTGTTGAAATCATGAAGTCAATGATTGGTGCAATGGCAGAAATGCCAAAGCGTGATCTTGTAAAGTGGTTTGATCAGACACAAGCACAGTTTGGTCCAGGCAAAGATTATGGTGTTGGTGATAACTCTGCAAAAAATAAAGCTTCAGTAGCAATGAAGTCATCAATCAAAGAAGATTTTGAAGTAATGTTTGAGGGTCAAGATCTTTCAGAAGAATTCAAAGAAAAGGCAACAACTCTTTTCGAAGCCGCTATTTCTTCAGCTATCTCTGTAGAGACTGCAAGATTAGAAGAAGAAATGGAAGAAAGACTTATTGAAAAAGCTTCTGAAATTGAAGAGGTAATGGCCGGTAAGTTAGACTCATATCTCGACTATGTTGTAGAATCATGGATGAAAGAAAACGAAGTAGCCATTGAATCTGCACTACGTAACGAGATCATGGAAGAATTCATTAATAGCCTTAAGAATGTATTCGAAGAACACTATCTTGAAGTACCAGCTGAAAAGACAGATGTTCTAGAATCACTAGTAGCAAAGGTTGAAGAACTAGAAGCAAAGCTAGATGAGGTTATTACTGAAAATAGTGAACTTAAGTCTAATGTTGTAGGACACGAAATGAATGATGTTTTTGAATCATTCTGTTCAGATCTTACTCTTACACAGGTAGAAAAGTTCCGCGCGCTTTCAGAAGGCATCGACTTTGATGGTGACCTTGACACGTACTCAAAGAAACTCTCTGTAATTAAGGAAAGCTTCTTTAAGACATCTGAAAAGGCGCCCACACAAACTGTAGTAACTGAAGAGTTCGAAGAACAGGAAGCTTCTACAGATGTGGTCTATACTGATCCACGTGTCAAGTCATACGTGCAGGCAATCTCAAGAACGATTAAAAGATAAAATAGTATAAATAATTTAGAACCTTCGCTAAAAGGAGAAAGATAAATGTTAGTAGAAGAAATTCAAAAGAAATGGGCGCCAATCCTAGAGCATTCAGACCTTAATCCAATTAAGGATGCTCATAAGCGTCAGGTAACTGCTCAGCTTCTTGAAAATACAGAAAGAGCTCTTCGTGAGTCAGGTGCTCACAGCCAGTTCCTTCTTTCAGAAGCATCACCAATTCCAGCAAACTTCATGGGCGCATCAAGCTCAGACGCTTCATCAGGCGCAATCGATACTTTTGATCCAGTATTGATTTCTCTTGTACGTCGTGCAATGCCTAACCTCATTGCTTATGACATTGCTGGTGTTCAGACAATGACAGGTCCAACAGGACTTATCTTCGCAATGCGTTCACGTTACGCATCACAGTCTGGTACAGAAACATTCTATAACGAAGTTAACACTGCGTTCTCTTCTGTTACATCAGGTGCTAACACACTTGGTCAGAAGCATGTTGGTCAGCTTCCAGCTGTTTCTAACAACGCTGCTAACGGTGCTTATAACTTCGGTTCAGGCATGTCAACAGCTCAGGCAGAAGCTCTTGGTACTGATTCCAACTCAGCATTCGCTGAAATGGCATTCAGCATTGAGAAGGTGACTGTAACAGCTAAGTCACGTGCTCTCAAGGCAGAATACACAATGGAACTCGCTCAGGATCTTAAGGCAATTCACGGCCTTGATGCTGAAACAGAGCTTTCAAACATTCTTTCTGCTGAAATCATGGCTGAAATCAACCGTGAAGTTGTTCGTACAATCAACGTAACAGCTCAGTCAGGTGCTCAGGAAGGTACAACAACTGCAGGTATCTTCGACCTCGATACAGACTCAAACGGCCGTTGGTCAGTTGAAAAGTTCAAGGGTCTTATGTTCCAGCTTGAAAGAGAAGCTAACCAGATTGCTAAGAACACACGTAGAGGTAAGGGTAACATCGTTATCTGTTCTTCTGACGTTGCTTCAGCACTTCAGATGGCAGGTGTTCTTGATTATACACCAGCTCTCAACAGCAACAACCTTCAGGTAGACGACACAGGTAACACTTTCGCTGGTGTTCTCAACGGTCGCCTCCGTGTTTATATCGATCCTTATGCAATCGGTGGTAACTATCTCACTGTTGGTTATAAGGGTGCATCAGCATTCGACGCTGGTCTCTTCTACTGCCCATACGTTCCTCTTCAGATGGTTCGTGCAGTTGACCAGAACAGCTTCCAGCCAAAGATCGGCTTCAAGACACGTTACGGAATGGTTGCAAACCCATTCGCAGAAGGTGCTACAGTCGGCGCTGGTGCTCTTACAAAGGATTCTAACGTCTACTATCGTAGAGTTATCGTTAACAACCTTATGTAATAAAGAACCGGGTCAACCGGTCACCTATAAGGGGAGCTTCGGCTCCCCTTTTTTTATATAAATAATAGAAAGATGTTGGAGTAAATTAAATGAAAAGCTTTAAACAGTTTAATGAACAAAATATACCAACACAAACAATGTCAGGTGTATTGCCACAACATCCTTCTAGAACTAGAGGTGGTGGTACTGATACACAAGCAATGTATCCACAGGATAGAGAAGTATTACAACCTTGGCAGGGTAGAACTGATAGACAAAGACCAGAAATAAGAAGAATACCAAATAATCGTTCAATTTTACAACCATCTTTTAATAGAGAAGATTCACAGACAACAGCTACATTAAGAAGCGTAGCTACAGCACTGTCTTCACGAGATGGTTCCGGTAGTGAAGTTGAAGCTCCTAAGAATAATCAACTTCGTAGACCACCAGTAACACAAGATAAAAAAGCAGCAGATCAAGAAACACAAAAAAAACTTAACAAAGTAATTGATGTGCTTTCTAAGAATACTGGTTCTGATAGCGGAAATGTGCCAAGCTCATGACAGCAATAGAAAATACACCAACAAATCCAAATTTTCTTTCTCCTCTTAATTTTAAGTTTTCAATTAAGCGAGCACCTCATATTAACTTCTTTATACAAAAAGTTAATATACCTTCATTAACTTTACCTTCATATGAATCAGCAAATCCTTTCGTAAAAATACCTGAACCTGGTGAACACATTAATTATGGTGATCTTGAGATTACATTCAGAGTAGATGAAAACTTAAAGAATTACTTAGAGATTCATAATTGGATTAGAGCTTTAGGAAAACCAAAAGACTTTTTAGAATATAAAGCTTTATCACAAAATGCTACTTTTACAGGTGACAGTATAAGATCTGATATATCATTAATGATATTATCAAGCGCCAAAAATGCCAACTACGAGATAGTATTTGTAGACGCATATCCATATGAATTGAGTCGTTTATCGTTTGATACTACTGATCAGACTGTTGATTACATTGAAGCTTCAGCTTCATTTAAATACGTTTTATTTGAAATAAAAGATATTTAATCGTTTACAAATAGAAACTTGTATGGTAATATAAGATATATTACTAACACGAGATATGTCATGAAGATTGAAGATATAGTTGAAATGTGGGCAAGTGACACTAAGATTGATAGCACTGAGCTAGCCTCCGAGAGTCTCAAGATCCCTGCACTACATAATAAATATTATCGTGTGTTCTTAGAAGAAAGACTTCGCCTTAAAAAGATGGAGTCAGAACTTAAATCTTTAAAGCTAGACAAGTACGAGTTTTATACATTAGGTCCTACTAAAGAAACACAAGAAAAAGGATGGCAACTGCCAGCTAAGGGTATCATATTAAAGCAAGATATCCCAATGTACATGGATGCTGATAAAGATATCATAGAAATGAATCTTAAAGTGGCATACCAAAATGAGAAAGTAGAATTGTTAGAGACTATTATTAAGTCTATTAGTAACAGAAACTTTATCATTAAAAACGCTATTGATTGGAACAGATTTGTTATGGGTGGTTAATTGGATTCAGTTGAGATAAGTCGTCACGACGAAGTTTATATAAAGGTAAGATGTGAACCAGGTGTTGCTCAAGAACTGAGTGATTACTTTACATTCTTCGTGCCAAGGTTATAAATTCATGCCAGCTTATAAGAATAAGTTTTGGGATGGTAAGATTCGTCTATTTAATCCATTGACTTGTCTCATATACACTGGTCTTATGCCATATGTTGAAAAATTCTGTAAAGAAAGAAATTATCTTGTAGATTACATAGATGATTTTTCTTGTGAAGAATTTTCTTTGAAAGAAGCAAAAGACTTTGTTGCAAAGATTAAACCAACGATGCAACCAAGAGATTATCAGCTAGATTGCTTTTGTATACGCTGTAAGAAATAGAAGAGCTCTTCTATTATCGCCAACGGCATCTGGTAAATCATTTATCATTTACTTACTAACGAGATACTACAATGCCCGTACTCTTATTATTGTGCCAACTACTTCTTTGGTTAGCCAACTTGCTTCTGATTTTGCCGATTATGGCTTTGAATCTGATAGGTATGTACATAGAATATTCTCAGGACAAGATAAACAAACAGATAAACCAATTGTCATCTCAACATGGCAATCGATTTACAAATTGGATAAAAAATATTTCGAACAGTTTGATGTGGTCATAGGCGATGAAGCGCACTTATTTAAAGCATCTTCTCTTACTTCTATTATTTCCAAGCTGCATCGCTGCCGTTATAAGTTTGGTTTTACAGGTACTCTCGACGGGACTCAAACCCATAGATTGGTTTTAGAAGGCCTGTTTGGAGCAGTAAAGAAGGTTATATCTACATCAGAACTTATAGAACAAAAGTATCTTGCTGATTTTAGTATCAAAGCAATCGTACTTAAATATCCTGATGAAACAAAGAAGATGCTTAAAGATGCATCTTATCAGGATGAAATTGATTTCATAGTTCGCAATGATGCAAGAAATAGATTTATCAAAAATTTAGCGTTGTCTTTAGATAATGGAAATACACTATTACTTTTTCAATACGTAGAGAAACACGGTAAAGTTCTCTATGATATGATTAAAAATGATGCCGGTGATAGAAAGATATTCTTTGTATCCGGCGAAGTAGATGGAGAAGAACGTGAGCAAATTCGTAAGATTGTTGAGACAGAACAAAATGCAATTATCGTCGCTAGTTACGGGACTTTCTCTACCGGCGTTAACATTCGCAACCTGCATAACGTTATATTTTCTTCTCCTTCGAAGTCACGGATAAGAAACTTACAGTCGATTGGACGTGGATTGAGAAAATCTGAGACTAAGACATCAAGTACTCTATATGATATTGCTGATGATCTGTCTTGGAAATCAAAAAAGAATCATACTCTTTTACACTTTATTGAGAGAATAAACATTTACAATGAAGAGAAATTTGAGTATAAGATATATACAGTAGGATTAAAGACATGACTCACGTCCTAGTAAAACTTACTAATAGAGATGATATCGTTGGTGTATTGGATAATGAAAACGACAACGCAGTAATCATTAAAGATCCAATGATACTGGTCATCAAACAAGATGATAATGATGAGACTGGTGCAATATTAATAAATTATATTCCATTTTCATCTCAAAATTATGTAGCCTTAAACAAGACAAACATCATCTCTATTATAAATTTAAGTGAAGATATGATTAAATATTACTTCGCTTCTAGAATCTACTGTTATAGAACATTCGATAAAAACTTTACAGCCAATCTAAGAAGATCTACGGAATACTTAGAAAACTATCTAAGTCAAAAACCAAAGAAAAAAACTAATTTAAAAGATGATGTTGTAAAGTTTTATATGTCTCAACCAGCAAGCAATACGGTAAATTAATGGCAACAAAGCATTACGTTAACAATAAGACACTATATGAGCATATGAAAATATATCATGAAAAGCTTATGTTGTCTAAAGAAAATAATCAGCCAAAACCACCCATTCCCAATTATATTGGTGAGTGTGTGCTCCTTATTTGTACTAAGTTATCATATAAACCAAACTTCATGAACTACTCGTATAGAGATGATATGATTGCAGATGGCATTGAAAACTGTATTGCTTCTGTAGATAATTTTAATCCTGCAAAATCAACTAACCCATTTGCTTACTTTACACAGATTGCATGGAATGCATTTCTTCGCAGGATTGCAAAAGAAAAGAAACAGACTTATATTAAACATAAGAACTTTGAAAATCAGTTTACTAATGAAGAAATGGATTCTATCTTCCATGATAGACACGTAGCTACCGGTAATCATTCTAATGAATATTCTTCTGAGATCATTCGTTCTTTCGAAGAGAAAGAGCTGTTGACAAAACAGAAGAAAAAGAATAAGTTAGAAGAACTCATGATTGAAAATAATGTGGAGATTGAAGATGAACTTGAAGCATAATATGCATCTTGTTCCTCAGATCGTACAAGATCTGGTGGAAAGTGCATTCAATGAAACAAAACATGAAAATGAAAGAACAAACTATATTCATAGGATCGAGGCAATCCGTGATTATTGCAATGCAGCAGTCAATAAGTATAACACTGCTAGACCAGTTAGCAAATCTAATACGAGAGTCATGCGTTGAAGATTGCTCTAATTACCGATACCCATTGGGGTGTTCGCAATGACGGCGTTGCTTTTCTCGATAATAGTAAACAATTTATTGACAGCATTTTTCTTCCTACTTTGGAACAGGAAGGAGTATCAACGATCTGCCATCTTGGTGATCTTGTTGACCGTCGTAAGTACATTAATATTAACACTGCTAGGCGTCTTCGACAAGATTTTTTGGACCCAATTGCAGGACGCAATTACGATGTACATATCATTGCTGGCAACCATGATACTTACTATAAAAACACAAATTCTGTAAACGCTCTTAACGAACTCGTTAGGGGTCAATACCCGTTTCATATCTATGATCAACTACCAAGAGAAGTTGACTTTGATGGTCTCATTGTATTGATGTTGCCTTGGATATGTGATGAGAATAGAAAACTAACTTTGGAGAAGATCCGTGGAACAAACGCGCAAGTCTGTTTTGGACATTTGGAACTCGCTGGATTCGAGATGTACAGGGGGTCGATGGTGTCGCATGGTGATGATGCTAGTGTTTTTAACAGGTTTGATCTTGTTTGCTCTGGTCACTATCATCATAAGTCCTCTTCTGGCAATATTCATTACCTTGGTAATCATGGTGAGATTTACTTGGAGCGATTATAATGATCCTAAAGGATTTCATAT